CTTCACGTTCTGAAGACAATTTAGCATACATGTTTTGAGCCTTAACGGCATCAAATGGAAATCCTGAGTTAGCCATATCAATGGTATTAATCCAGAATAAAGTTTCCATCTGAAGTGCTCGTTCAGACATTTTCAAACTCTTAAGGTATTTGTATAGCGTAACGTTAGTGTCAACGTCTTGAATACAATACTTTAGCATCTCATCAGTAAACACTTTAAAGTCCACTGGCTTTGATGCCTTGAAGTTTCCTAAGCGTTGGCCCCAAGCCTCTAATGAGTATGAGCCATAACTCTTGATTTCTAGTTTTGGATAGCGTTTAGCAACATCAAACATATAAATGTCAGGAGCGCTCAACTTACTAGCCAATAGAGTGTCAAACGCTTTTGAAGTTACGTTTAACTTTCCAGGAAAAATCATTTCAAGTGCAGGTATGTCATAACCAATAATGTTATGTCCAGCAACTTCATCAGCCGCATTTAATATCTCAATACCTTTCAATACTTCGTCGTGACCTACATAAGACGTCACTTTACCATCGTCGGCATCCTGTATTACTAAACAGTGGACCTTCGAAATGGTGTCGAGAAGTCCATCCGACTCAATGTCAAATACTAATCGTTTCATTTTATCCTATTCTACTTGGTAGGGTAAATATTTGTAATCAATTCAACTACTTATGGTGTAGTTGGGATTGTCTAAGACCGTATCACTACGGTTTCGTCCATTTAGGACTCATCAGTTAGACTGTAAAAGGTCTCTCAATAGTTAAATGAGAGCCTGCACCGACTATAATGGTGGCTTCCTGTTGAGTGGTTGAAGTCTCAGTGGTAGTTGTAGAAGTCTCGGTAGTAGTGCTTGTGTCATTATTACCGTTGTTTCCATTATTACCACCGTTGCCATTACCATTGTTGCCGTTATTACCATTATCATCAGACTCATCTTTAATGTATTTGTCTAATGCTTGTAATTTGCTTTCGTATTCACTAATGACAAACAATTCTTTTTCAACCGAGTCCATGATATCTGTGTGCTCAGGAATAGTGGTTGGGTTAGCAAGAATTGCGTTAATGTTAGTGACATGTTTACGAATGTGAGCCTTGTAATGCTCTCGGCTTGACATAATGATTTGCGATTTAATGCTCATAGTATTTAACTCCTATTGGATGTTAAAACTACAGGAGGATTCGATTCAGTTTATCGATATAGTTTTTAAAATGTCTGAGACCGCGACTCTCCCGAGTGGCGGTTTCGCCTATTTAAGGCTCATCAGTCAGACTGACTGTATCATATTATATACATAAACATGCTATCTTGTATATAATAAGTTACATTTATGCTAAACCAAACTCCTTGGCAATTGCCTTACGAGCTGTTTTAGTAAGTTTTGCTTCTTCAGTACGTGTGCCAAAAGGCATCAAATACTTACCAACACGTTGACCATTCTTGGTTACGAATTGTGTCACAATAGTGTGGCCACGTTTGCGTAGTGTTGAGATTACGGCTGAGGCATTCTTGATACCATATTTCGCTAAGTGTTGCGAAGTAGCGCCGTTTTTGTTTTCTTTAATTGCTTTTACTGCAAAGTATAATTGTGTTGACATTTAATTCTCCAATAAAGTTAAAAATCCGAACTTGCTGTGAATGTTTCAGGTGCCATAGTAAATGTTTCAGTCAATCGTCCTGTCTCTCGATTAAAGTAAAGTTTACCAGCTTCTCCAGTTTGACCAGAGAAACGATTCTTTAATACTCTAATTTGAGTTTCATTAGGATTGTCACCTTGTTGATTACGCTCTAAACCGACTACAATGTCAGAGAGTTGAGCGATGGCATGTGAGCCACGTAATTGTGATAGCGATGTAGCAGCTCCTTCTTCATGGCCTTTTCCATCTGGCCGTCGTAAATGGCTTACTAACAACAATCCACAACCTGTTTCTTCAACAAAGGTACGTAACATAGTCATTGCTTGATCGATAAGTCTACGCTCATCTACGCCTTCCAATCCTGATACAAGAATGGATAGGTGGTCAAGAATCAACCAATTACACTGTAAACCTTTTACCATATACCTTAATTTATTCATAAGGTAATCTACTTCCGTACTACCAAAGTGATCGTATAAGAATACACGATTGGTGCCTAATGTGTCATCAAACGCTTTGCGTAACTCTTCATTAGATACACCGTCACGAGATAAGTGCAAAGGTTTATTCAAAGATAATCCCATAAGACCTAATGCAGTTCGTCTAGGATTTTCTTCTAACATCACCATACCCACTGTCTCACCTAGTGAAAGTAAATGATGCGCGATTTCTCGCATAAACGCTGACTTACCAATACCTGAGCCTGCCGTAACAGTCACTAGCTCACCTCTACGAATACCTAAAGTAGTTTCATTTAGTTTCGAGAAAGGATACTCTACTGTGATGGTAGACTCTTCACGTGATACAGATTCCCACAACTCATTTCCAGATAGAATACCATCCGGACGGAAGTGCTTAGCGTCCCAAAACGCCTTCATCAACTCCTCAGTACGCTCAGCCATCAACATTTCGTTGGCATCTTTGAGTGGAAGTGAAGCGATTCTGGCTTTACCAGGTCGTAATACTTCAGCACATTTTAAAGCGGCATCTCTACCAGCACCATCATTATCAAACATGATAACGACATCTTTAAACTTATCTAGCCATTCAATTTGGCTTCTAAAAGTTTTTATGGCGCCTTGAGCTCCTTGTGGAATAGATACAACAGGCCATTTATTTCCCATAATCTGAGACATAGATAGCGCATCGATCTCACCTTCAGTAACAACTAAAGTAAGTTTATCACTTGGATTAGGAGTAAGATGCTGACCAAAGAATGGTAAGTCTTTTCCATCTCCAATAATCTTGAAGTTTTTGTCTTTATCTCTAGTCTTAGCAGCAACTACTTCACCATCTACAACGTAAGGATAAAAGTGGACATTACGTCCATTTAAATCACCTTTACGTACGCCAAACCGTTTACAAGTCGCTTCGGAAATACCTCTAGCGGCGAGTGGCTCGATTTGAGCGTCAAAGAATGGTGCAAGAGAAGGAGATGTGTTATTCATCACCTTAGTTTTGCCACCTTCACTGCGAGTAGAAACTTGACAAGCGAAGCAAAAGGTCGATCCATTCGAATAAACTGCCTTAGCGTCGCTCGATCCGCAACTGTCGCAGGATTCGTGTCTTAGGAATCTCGACTCTTCATTTTCAATCAACGTATTCTCCTTAGCGTGTTTCGTTTATCCATTCGATTGGAATAAGTTTATCTGCAAAGACAAACCCATTTTTAATACACCAATCTGCGTATGTAGTTTTCGAAGTTTTAGAGATACGTGCATTTGAGTTACTAAATACAAAACGTAAGTCCAACTCAGGATGCTGCTCTTTAATCAGTATGTGCTTTTGTCTATCAGCCGTTAGGAAACGACCTTTAGTCTCAACGACGATACCATTCGACAGGATAAAATCCGGACAGTAGGTAGCAGATCGTTGAGGTTTCACATACTTTATCTTGACCTCTTCAAAGGTGAAAGGAACGTTAAGCGTTGTCAATTGCTCCGCTATGCGTTCCTCAAGACCACTTCGAAATCCGTGATAAATTCCAACTTGCTTAGAAGTCCGCGTTTTCTTCACTCTTCGATCCAGTAGTAGAAGGTTCGTTAGGCTCACCATCATCGTCGAACTCGAAACCATCTTCTTGTCCGAATAGGCTGCCTTTGCCGTATTCTACTAACTCGATAATCTGAACGTCGTTCAAATAAAGTGAAACACCAACGTTGATACCTGTAGCGTAAGGATTAATCGCAGTAGCGACTTTAGCCACTGTGCCTGATGCCACTTGAAGGTTTTTAGTAATTACTTTACCTTTAGCGTCATACAATTTTGGCTGTCGTTTAGATTTAAACTTAAACACGATGTTGCCTGTTTCGTTACCTTGGTCATCGACTTCAGGTGAGAAAGGCATGTTCGCTTTGGCGAGCTTGGCATTACCATACTCATCAATAAACATCTGTTTGCATGTTTCCATCAGCGATTCGGCTTCAGCGGCCGGTACAATTAAGCTGGTCTTATAGACACCTTCAGGATTGTATCTTGTATCAGGACGACCAATGTATGGCCATGATAAAGTACCTTTCGGTGTAATTGCAGTTTTTAGTTTTGCCATCTTGGCTATTCTCCATAAGTTAAAAACTAGATATCCCGTATGGTCTATCTATAGGGGATACTCAAATTTCTAGCTCTTTTTCACACTGTGAAATAGCTTCTCGCTTCTTATCGATCTGAGTTTGAATCTCTTTTATCTTAGATTTGCGAATATCGTCAATAATCTTTTGGTATTTCTGAAAGTTAGGATCAATTTTAAATGCCACGTTTTGCATTTTATTTACAGATTCTAAGATTTCAGGATTACTTTGCAAAGATTTATCGATTTCAATTAATTCTTTATAATCGTGATAACGAGACCCAATCAGTGGATTTCCACGCTGCATTTCTGATGTTAAGAAACCACCATGAAATACTGAAGTCCATTTCGCAGGCTTGCATCGCATTGGAACGTCAGTCAACAATTCCTGAATAGAAATCTTGCCTAAGCGCTCTTTTGCGACTTTCGTAAACTCGATGGTGTCAGGTTGTCCAAGTCGCTTGCTTTGTCGATCGATAAATAACGATGGAAAATAGCGAACTGTACGTGAAACCAGTAAATCAATCATAGCAAACTTATACTGAATAGGAATAGTGCGCTCTTCGATTGGAAGCAATGCACGCAGCCTACGTTGAATAAGACCATGATCGACAACGTTTACGTATGTCAAAGGCTCATCTTCGCCTTTCTGTAAATGGTGCTCAAACAAAGAACGAAAGACATTCTCTGCAAGAACGATAGATGGTAGACTATTTACTAAAGACGCATAAGCGATACGCTCAACATCTCTTGGTTTTCTATCTACCTTTCTCCATTTATCAATGTGAAAACTTAATTCAATAATCTCTTTCGAGAATTCGATTGAAATAGAGTCAAGTTTCTGACGAATCTCTAAGTGGCGATCCTTTGCCAACTTAGCATTCTCTAATTCAATCTCTCTTTGATGTAAATTCATGTAACTCCTTAACAGAATAGAAATTCAGAGTTTAAGGCTTCTTTAGGATTCCACGTATTTAACATTAGTGGCTCTGACTTAAAGACTTCTTCTCCAACTTGTGCGTTAAGCTGATCGATTAAGCGTTGCAAAGGCTCTTGCTCAACGATCCATACGAATTGCTCTCGTAAGATTCTAGCCAAATCATCACAGTCTGCAGGATGTGCAGCAAATGAATCATGGATGGCGATAATCTCAAAAGGAGCGCTTAGCATAACTCTACGCACTAATGTGCCATCTAAGGAGTGCACCCAATTAGGAGGCATACCGTTAGACGCTTTACTTCTATCTCTATCACTTGGGTCTATATACGCATATCTGCGTTGGATAAGTTTCTGGCAAATCTCACCAGTATCTTGGTCTACCCATGTTAGCGTATACTTAGTACGACTCTCTTCTTCAACACCATAGCGCTGTTTTACATATAAGCCATCAGGAGTATTCCAAATAGCGTGATCGTATAACTTCTTTGGTGTAGATTTAAAGAATTCAAGAAGAGTCATTGCGGCAGGAATAGTTTCTCTACATACGCCGTGAATGTCACGAGCAATAAGAGTTGCCATACCATAGTAAAGTGAATTATCGTCCAACTTTACTTCACCTGATTCTTCTTTACCCATTAGAGATTTAATTGATAGTTGTAACTCACGTCTATCTTCTTCTGATGCTGGTAAAGGATAAGGTGCAATACCTTTTTCTGAATTACCTTGCAATTCTGTTTGGACGTAACCGATAGCACTACGAATAGTAGCTGAGTATGGTAATGTCATAACAGGACGCTTAGTAAATCTTCGAGGTATTCCATTTAGAATTACCCATTGTGCAAAATAATTTTCTGGAAGTTGTGAATACTTCTTCAAGATTAGTTTTGCAACTGTACCATACACGTCAGCCTTTTCAGTCTGCGTTTCAGGAGTTTCAGTGATGTTTACTAGACTACCACCTTGACGATCCTTA